CTGGGCAGAATAGGTCATTTCTTCCTTCCGGCACAGGCATCCGGCCGAGAAGGCATTCCCGCCTCCGTGCTTAGTGAGGGCGATGCTGGCGAGATTATGCGTATGGCCGTGGATGAGGGCGCCACCTTGCTGGGCATAGTGCAGGCCCTGTACGATCGTGGCGTTCGCGCCGTGGGCGTAGCCGTGCACCATCGTGACCGGGCCGAGGCGATAGACGCCCTTGTCGGCGTGGTAGGGCAGGATGACCTTGGCGCCGCATTTGCGGGCGTGGGCGTTGATGTGGTCTTTCACCCCTTGGCAGTAGTCGCGTACCAGGGCCGAGCCTGAGCCTTGCGCCGCGTCGAGCCGGTGTTCGTGGTTACCCCATAGCCAGACATTAGGCCGCCAGCGGGTGAAGAAGTCTTTGCCCTCTTCGATATCAGCCTGGAGGGACTCAGCCCCTTCCTTGTCCGTGCCGACGCCTTTACGCAGGGAACGGAAGTCGTACTGATCTCCGCCGGCCACGCGGATGTCGGGCTTGAAGTCCTTCGTGAACTCGAAGAGGGCGGCGACGGCCTTCGGGTCGGCCATGTCGCCGTGATTATCCGAGGCGTAGATGAACTTGGTCAGTTTGCTCATGAGTCTAGGTGCGGGATAGGCTTCCCGGCGTCGTAGGCCGCGAGCATCTCGTCCCGGTGCTTCCGTGCGGTGTCTAGGTCTTTGCCCAGGTTGTGGATGATGTCGGTCTTGCGGCGCCTGATGCGCAGCCACCAGCAGGCTCCAAGCTTCTGGAGGTGATGGTTGGGGTTCTCGGTCTTGATGTAGGCGGGCTTGTCGTTGCGCCCGGTGCGGGTGAACTTCGGGCAGGCCGCGAGGAAGGCCAGCCTCTCCGGGGAGATGCCGATGCGCTTGCCCCAGGCTATGGTCTCGGGGTCTAGAGCCTCCATGACTTGGCGATGTAGCGGCCTTCCTGCATGATCGTGTTGCGGGAGTTAGGGGCGAATGTCAGTTCGAGGTCGAAGGCGTGCTTCTCGCGTATCTCGCAGATGCTGTCGAGCTCCTCCTGGTTGGCGGGGCCGATGCCGGCGGTGGCGACGTAGATGGTGCGCACGCGCCAGCCGAGGTCGTGGAGCGTATCCTGGCACACGGCTACTTCGTTCGCATACCGCAGATCGGAACAGACGACCGTCTCGGGGGCGAGGTCATCGGGCGACATGCGGATGGGGCAGAAGTTCGCGAGGTTCTTGGCGAAGATGTCGACGTCGAGGGAGCGGGCCAACTTGCCGGCGGCCACCAAAAAATCCCGATGTAACACCTTGAAACGCTCGTCGTGGAAGTTCCCCTCTAGGTTGAGCGACAGGAGATAGTCATTGGCCGCGTCTTTTAAATAGTCGGCGAAGTTCGTCTTGCGTGACGGCCTGCGTGCCCATTCGAGGATGCCCGTGGCGAGGGTGTCCTTCCCCGCCCTTGCGAAGCCGGAGATCAGGACAAGGGTCGGGGCGGACATGTTGCTCATGCGCTGGCTTGTGCCTTGCGCTGGGCTTTTGCGATGCGTGACGCGATGCGGGTCTGTCGCCCGGAGAGTCCGAGACGACGACGCACGCGGCGGAGGTTAAGGTCGGGCGCCTTGAGCAGCGCCTCGACCAGGGCCTCGCGGATCTTGGCGAGGTTGTTCATCAGTAGGGGACTTCGTCAGGGCCGGGGAGGTCGTTGACGACGGGCTTCTGGCTGCCCTTGGGATACGTCAGCTTGTACTTGTATTGGGGCTTGCCGTTATACTCGCCGGAGGGCTCGGCCTCGACGCCGAGGAGGCACGTCTTGCCACAGGCCGGGGTGATGTACTCGAGGAACTCGGCAGGGGTCGCGTCGAGGCGCAGCTCTTCGGTGAACTTGCCGGAGAACTTTCCGACGAGCATCGCGAGGGGCTTGCCCCACTTCGAGGAGAAGGACTTCGAGAGGCAGTTGCCCTGGTCGTCGAGGAAGAAGAGGCGGCAGGAGACGGTGCCGTCTTCCCACTGCCTAATCTTGTCGAAGGCGGGCTTGATGAGTTTGAGTTTATACGTCCCCGCGGTCTCGATAGACTTCAAGGGCTTGCGGTCATTGTTGGGTTCCATGTGTTAGGCGAAGTTGATGGGGGCGGCGGTGGTCGTGGACTTGACGTCGATGACCTGGACTTCCTCGGGATAGGACGGCCAGACGCCGGACTCGGTGCAGGCCTTGTAAAGGGTCACGGCCTTCTCGAAGTCGGCGATGGCCCAGGACATGAGGTCGGGGCCGACCTCACAGACAGCGCAAGCGAAGGGCGGCTCCTTCTCGACGAAGAGGAAGCGGAAGCCGAGAGGGCGGCGGCCCGTGGCGAGTTCGTAGACGAGGCGGTACCAGTAGGCCTGGAGGTTGTAGCGGTAATTGCGGATCGCCTTAAGCATGCCCGCAGCGGACGCGTCGTCGGTGGTCTTGATGTCCCAGAGGTAGTCACCGGCCACGCCGTCGATGGCGGCCTTCAGCGGCACGCCGTTGTAGTCGACATGGTACATCACTTCGGTCGCGTCGAACTCAACGCCGAGGCGCTTGAGGGCGAAGCGGGCGGAGGAGGCGACGAGGTGGCCGATGGCGGACTCTTCCGCGTCGAGGATGGTCTTGCCAGCGTTAGCCGTGGCGAACTCGCTCCACATGGCCTTTCCCTCTTTAGTCCTTTTATCGCAGTCCGGGGCGGTGGCGTAGAGGTCGTTCAGGGTGTGCGGTTCGAGGATCGCGGAGTGAACGAAGGTGCCGAATCGGAGGGCCTTCGTCTCTTCCTGGGGCATTCGGACGTAGGCCTGGTAATGGGCGGGCGAGGTCAGGAGGTGCTTCGCGGCGGACTGGTTGAGCGCCGGGAAGGCGCGGTACTCTTTGCGGTCGTGGATCTGGGGCATGTGTGTGCGGGTTTGGTGGGAAAGGTTCAGAGGGCAGCGTCGTCGTCGTTCGGGCCGTGCTCTTCGACGTGGGCCGAAAGGAGGTTGCAGAGGTCGATGGCGTTGTCGGCGGCGAGGGCTACGCGGTCGAGCTGATTACGGAGGACACGCTCGTGGGCGACGACGGCCTTGATGCGGTCGTAGAGGGGCTTGATATGATAGGCCTCTTCAATGTTCTCGACATCCAGCTGCTCGAGTTCGGCTGCGGCCGCGTTGATCGCGTCGTGCAAGCTCTGGAGGTCGTCAGATTGAACGCCACGAGCATCGTGCGATGCAGGGCGGAGGGCTTGGACTTCGCCGGCTAACTGGCCGAGGATGTTCCTCAGGTATTCGCGGTTGGTCATTTGGTGAAGGTAAGTTCTTTCAATTCGCCCGAGGGTGCTAGGGTAAAGAAGCGGACGACGGAGCGGGAGAGGGACGGGTAGGTCTTGCGCCTCCATGCGTTCAGGTCGGTCAGGAAGTCGGCGTGCTTGCGGGCCGTCATCTCGACGTAGGGGTAGCCGTCCAGGAGGAGTAGCAAGGCATACTGACCGCGTACGGTCGTCGCGATCTTCGCGATGCCCTTGGGGGTGTCAGCCATGGTTGCGGGCCTCCTGCCATTCCTCGATGGCGTCGATGAGCTCGTCGGCGTGGATGCGCTGGGCGTGGCGGACGCAGTACCAGAGTTGGTCGCCGGCCTCGCGCATGCCTTCGAGGCGTTCCTCGAGCTGCTTGATGCGGGCGTCCTTGGCGGCGAGCATGTTGCCCTGGTGCATGGCACGCATGGCGCCGGCGATGGGGTCGAAGGGGTCGAAGTCGTCGGAGGGCTTGCTCATTTGGTCAGGGGGCGGGAGGTGGCAGGGGTGACGCTGGAAACGGTCGCAGAACGGAAGCCGGAGGCCAAGGAACCATCGTCATCGACGTCGACAGACACGCCGCATGAAGTGCTAATGGACATACGACGAGCGTAGGTAATCAAACCGCCGACCTGTTGAGCGGTCAGGCCTTCGGCCTTCATGAGGAGCGTGCCGAACTCGAAGCGCTCGCCGGAGGTGTGCAGGAAGGCGGTCGATACGCCGACCTTGCCCTCCTGGGAGACGAGCGTCTGGATCAAGGCGAGGTTATGGTCGAGGAGGACGGGCTTCACGGCGTCCAGGAGCGCGTCAAGACTGACGTACCTGGCGGTGAAGTTGGCCTTTACGACCTTGTTGGCCTTGACGTTGTCGAGCTGCGCGAGGGCGGCGACTAGGTCGGCGGTGGCGGACTGGGTTTTGGGCGTGGTGCTCATGTGGGAAGGGTTACTTGTTGCCGACGGTGGCCGGGTCGGCGCCGCCGATGATGGCCTTGATGGCCTCGAGCGTGAACTGACGCGTGCGGCCGTCGATGCGGAGGTTGTAGTTGTCGCCGGAGGGGCGGACGGTGGGCGTGAGAAGGCGGGCAACCTTGTTATCCGGGAGGAGGATGTACTGCGTGCCAGGGATGAGCCTGATCTCAGCATGAGGGGAGAGGATGTTTTTCTTCATAATGGGAAAGGAGTGCAACGTGCAGGACTTTCACCTGCTTGAAATCAACTGCGTCCAGAAGTATCTGCAGCCTTAACTGAGACGATTGATTTTCCGGTTAAGACCGGGTGCTTCGTATCTTCAGCTCTACGTTGCGTAAAGGGTTTAGTTAATGACGCCGCGGATGGCGGAGTCGTAGATCAGCAGGGCATCTGCGTTATAGTCGTAGACGTCGGTCTGCGGGAAGAGTTCTTTCGCCCTGGCCTTGAGGTGTCGCTTCCAGCCTGAGCCGTGGTCGGCCTTCTTGCCGACGGGGTGCGTCTTCTGCCAGGCCTTCGGGTCGATGCGGCGGACTTGCCAGCCCATCGCGACGGAGGCGCCGTAGATCACGCCGACATTGAACTGGAGTTTGGCGATGGATGCGCCGGGAATCTTCGGGCCGTAGCCGGCGACGGAGGGCGTCTCGAGGAATAGGGCAACGGACTTGGCCTTGCAGGAGAGCTCGGCCATGAGCTCGCAGATCTCGACATCGGAGCCGGGCATCTTGCGCGTCTCGACGCCGAAGCCGTCGACCGACCATACGAAGGCGCCGTTCGCACCGGGGTCGACAGCGATAACCATGTGAGCCATGGTCGAAACTTTCAACGGGTCAAAACCTTTTGCGAGCGGAATAAATTAGCCACGCGGAAGGCGTAATCGTTCGCCCGGAAGTTTCGGCTGCGGGCCTCCGACCAGCCGACGTTCCAGACCAGGGCGAGTTGTTCGGGAGTCGGGTCAGTCATGCCGACGCGGTAGAAGTTCGACCTGATCCAGCGGAGATGAGAGGCGGCGACCATGTCCTGGGCGGTCGCGTCTCGCCACTTAGACCAGGGGAAGGCGTAGTGGCCCTCGGCCTTGAGGCGGGCGGAGGCGTCGTCCCAAGCGGCCTTGCCGACCTGATACATGCCACGCTCACCGGCCTTGCCGATTGCCTTGCGGTTGTGCCCGGACTCGACCTCGGCGACGGCCTCGAGGAAGGCGGCGTCGGTCTTGGCCTGGGCGTTGAGGCCGAGGAGCAGCAGGGCGACGACGGAGAAGCGCTGGTTGAGGGTCATACGCGGCGAGGGGTCTGGGAGCCGGTGATCACGAAGCCGTCGCTCAGTTGGTAGGAGTAGGTCAGGCCGACCCATCCGCCGGCGGCGACGTAGACGTCCAGGGTGATGGCCTCGGCGCCGTCTTCGGAGAGGGCTTCGTGGTAATGGTTCAGCAGCTTCTTCATGCGCGTCGAGGCAATGGCGGCCTTGGCCGAGACGATGTCGCCGCACATGATACGCTCATTGATCTCATAGAGTTCAGACAGCAGGGCGAGCATGCCATCCAGGTGCTGGAAG